TTAGACATTAATCTTGCCACGCTTTTTAGCAGCACTACCAAACTTACCATAAGATTCGTCAGCACTTGCTTTTAATTGTGCAGGTGTTCTCTTCTTCTCTACACGCATCGCAATGGATTCATCTTTACGATCCTTATAACCCTGCTTCTTAGCAACCTTCTTTTTCTTCTTTTGCTTGGAACCTTCTAGCCATACCAGATAGGAGGGTGATCCTATAGCATACATATCTTGTTGACCTTTGGTTGACATAACTTTACTCCTTTTCTATCTAAAGAAATCTATATTAGAATCCACGCAATGCTGCGCCTTGTCCTCTACCACCAAAACCTTTACGCTTTTTAGTAGAAGAAGTTTTTCTTTTAGGTTTGGATGCTGCTTTCTTTTTAATTTTAACTTTAGTCGTTTTTCTTGGTCTTCCTATTAACCCACGTTACTCCCATTCCTGTCGATTCGTGAACCTCTCCATATTCATTTGTTACAGGAACCATATATTCTGTTGGCTGACCTAAAAGCTTTGTTAGAAAATTAGTGCCTTTTTTAATCTCTCTCCAATGTGGGTCTTTTTCAGATTTTTTCTTCTTGGTTTTTTTGGTTACACCAGCAGGAGTATCGAAAAGTTCAGAATCTCTATTTGGATCAGGTTTAGGTAGAGTTTTAATATTTTTTTCCTTTGAAAAAGGTTTGATACCTTTATATTCTCTGGTTGCTTCGAGTTCAGCTTCCTTATCACGTTTCATAATTCTCTGCTTAACATCATCCTGTGCTTCTTCAAAAGGATTTTTTTGTTTTTTTCTTTTTGTTGCACTTATTTTTGGAGTTATCTTTTTATTTTTAGCTTCAGGTAGTTTGTCATTTAGTGTGCTTGGAATTAAAAGAGAACCAAGAGCAGCTACAGGTGCAACCTTTTTTACTTTAGATTTAGGTTTAGGTTTATATGCATATTTAGGTTTAGCTACAGGTTTAGGTTTAGCTACAGGTTTAGGTGTTTTATCTATCATTTTACGAGGAGACGCTGTTGGTCCTGCTGCTGCCTTCCAAGCATCACTTAGTCGTTGTCCTTCTGTCTTTTGTCTAACTACCATTTTTCTATCAGGTTTTTTAACTTTAGGTTTATCTACTTTAGGTGTAGGTGTAGGTTGAGGTTTAGCTACAGGGGGTTTTTTATTCTTAGGTAAGTCCTTTTGTTGTTTGGCAGCTTTAGCTCGTTGAGCATCCATTGCAGAACTAGAAGTCCTTGTTTGGCTTACAGGAGGTGTAGCTGTAGATGTGTTAGGAGTTCTCCTTGAACGCTGTGCTGCTTCCTTTGCTGTTTGAGATTGACTAACTGCCTTCTGTCGTTTAGCTTCCATTGCTTTACGCTCTGCTACAGCTTTTTGTAATCGTGCTTTCTCTGCAGCTTTCTTCGCTGCATCTTCTTTTCTCTTTTTAGCTGCTGCATCCTTTGCTGCTCTCGCTCGTTGAGCATCCATCGCAGAACTACGAGTCCTCGTTTGGCTTACAGTAGGTCTAGGTGTAGATGTGTTAGGAGTACTTACAAGACGGTCCCTTGCTTTTGTAGCTGCAGAAGATGTTGTTTTAGATGGACGAACTGGAGGTGTCTTACCTTGAGCAATTTTAGCCTTCCTAGCAGCCGCTGCAGTTTTATATATCTTACTTCCTACCTGCCATCCCTTTTTCCCAAGAAATGTAATACCTTGAATTGCTTTACCTACAGGAAGAGCATTTAATGCAGCAACTGTAGCAACAGTACCTAATCTCCCTGTTTGAGCTTTACTTGCAGGAATAGCTGTCTGTCTTCCCTTTTTATTTTCAGTATCTCCTAACTGAATTGCAGCTTGCTGTCCTTTGAGATTTCCTTGGGTTTCTTTAAGATTTTTTCTTTTAAGCGCAGCAGCTTTTTTTTCAGCGTTGTCTTTTGCTTTTTTTTCAGCTAGCTTTTTATCTCTTCGTTTTAACATCTTTAATCGCCTCTGACGAGCTTCAGCTAATAACTTTTGAGTTTTTGACTGTGCCATAATAAAATATCTCCTTGTTTTAATTTGTATTAGCTATAAGATTATCATCAGCACCTGCAGGACTAGCAGGAGTTTCCATGTCATCTCTTCTTGTACGTCTAGCTTGATTTCGTTGAAGCTCTAGAACTTGAGTATACTTTTGTTCGTAAAGCTGCGCCCCCGGAAAATCTTTTTGGTATAACATAGCTTCTACCATAGACCCAAAAAATAGAAGATCATAAGCAAGGTCACTGAAATAATTTGATGGGGATGCAGATGTAAGAGTAGTCGGTCTGGAGACATGCACAACCTCACCATCAAAAGCAGAAGATGGAGTGGGTGCAATTAAAACCGTACTATTATTTCGAGGAGCATAATATTTAGGTTCACCTGTAGATGCAATTACAGGCCAATAGTCGTTGATAAATTCATCTGTTCTTTGAAGCAGATTAATTCTGGTTCCATTAGCAGTGATATTAATATTTTTTACTATTCTAGTTCCTGTAGGTAGAGTTACTATTCTATCTCCTACGGCAACAGAAGTATAGGATACTAAGCCGTAGTCATCTAAATCTTTTGTTAGACGCTCCTCTGCCCTGTTAACCATCTTAGGAATGTAATCAAGAAATTCTGTACCTTCGTTCTCACAGGCTTCCTTAATATCATTTACTAGAAAAGTATAATCAGCCATAGAAAATTGCTACCGTAGATGCAGACGTAGGTGCAGATACCTTGACTGCACTATCCATCCGAATACCTAGATCAGGAAAGTAGAGTTCATTAACATCATTAGCAGTTGTGTTTACAAACTTAATGTTATTACCTTTAATATGACCTCTATCAGTTGTAGATGTTCCTGTAATCAGAAACGTACCTACACCAGAAGCGTTGATACTTCTGATTCGTGTGTCTGCTAGAGTTACACTAGAGGCTACATCAAGAACAGCACCACTACCAGTTACAAAACCTTGTCGAATAGTTGTAGCCATTTATGTCATCCTTCTTTATTTATATATAGAACATGATGTGGAATATGTCTTTACATTATAACGTACATTTAAAAAATATAAAAGGAGAAGGGTAAGAAATATTTCTTTGTTTACATTTCCTACCCTAACTCCCTTTATACTAGGTTAAGACTTATGAAGAACCACTGGCTCCATAGAATCCACGCCAATCAGACCAACCAAAGCTGTAGCGTTCCCGCGACTTAAAGCGAAGGTTACCAGTATCGAAGTCTGGTTCCATCTTCGTTTGAAGCGGAGCGCGAACAAACATCTTTGCGCCGTTCGGGCAGTCAGTCTTAATGAACCAAGCATTCGTATCAGTGAAGCGATGGTTTACGAAGAAACCACCGGGAACTAGACCCTGATTACGAATTGCATTGATATCGTTGACATTTGTTGCACCATTAGCAGCAGTAGTCGGATTGACTCCAATAGTCGTTGACATTGTGCTGTTAAGAATCTGATCAGCCGTGAAGGCAAGATCGGGTGGAACATGGATTGATTCAGCCTTAATACCAATAAGAATGCCGCGATCATCTTTTGCTTTCGCAATAGTAATCAAAGCAGACTCAAGTGAGGCTTCAGAAAGATCAGTAGCATCAAGATCATTATCTTGTGTACCACCGTCTACAACAGGATGGGAATCACTGAAAAGCGAGACACCATCACCACCAAGATAGGAAGAGCTAAAGCCGTTGTTGAATACATCGGCACCCTTTACTTGCTTGGTGTTAGCCATCGCACGGGCAAGACCTTTCGCCCGAAGTTTGGCAAACGTATCATAGAGATTATCTTCCATAGCCTCTTCTGTAACTGAAAAGGCCAAAGAAATTGTCTCAGCCGTATAACGTGCAGTGTAACTTTCCTGCGCGTCATCATACTGAACCGCAGCACCTTCACCCTTAACAGGTGCAGTACCGAATCCAGTAAATAGTACTTCTTCCTCAAAAGCACGGTCACTGTTCTCAACATCGAAAAGTGCTTCATGTTCGTTTGCTACTTCTCTATACTCAAGACCGAAGACCGCATTTAGACCGGGAAGAAGTTCTTTCGCAATACTAGCGCGATTAATAGCCATTATTAATTACTCCTTTCCCCGATTAGTTAACTGATGGACCAGCAGAAATGTAAGCATCTACATGCTTAACAAGGCGCACTTCCAATTTCGGGAAGGCACGTTCTGCCGCTACATCAATGTCATTACCCGGTTCGTCAAGTACTGCAACCGCACGAAGCATTGCATTACCAGTTGTCCGTGTACCAGCTTCAAGTCCGAAACCAGACTTACCAGTAAACGTCGAACCAGAACCAAGAGTGACATCAAAGTTTTGAGAATTGATATCCCCAGCCGAAACAGACGCATCAGCCTGAACAATAAACGTAGCTTGTGGGTTATCCACAACCATCGCTTTTGCATCTGTAACTGATGTACCAGACGGCCAGTAAGCGGACCACTTAGGTTCGCCATTAGCAACATACTTACAGCCCATGAAAACACCGACCGCTTTCTGCGTTGTACTCAAAAGAACTTCTACATTCCCTGCATTATTAACAACAATATCCCCAGTAAAGATATTCTGGGCATAGGCGCTTGCAATAGGATACTCATTCACGCCAGTACTGTTTGCACCGGAACCGCGAATACGGGAAGGAGAAAGTCCGTTAAGTGTTTTAGTAGTCGTCATAACACTTGTTCCTTTCCTGTAATTAAATACATTGACAAATAGGAAAGACTAATCTTGGAAAGATGCCGCCCTTCCTCTTGTTACATTTGTTCTACTAGAATTAGAGATTGGCATACGAGAATCTGAACTTCTCATTAACTGAGAATTTACTGCATCTACTGCTTCTCTACTTCTATTCTCATAAAATTCTTGACGGGATTCAGCTAGATCGGTAGGCATCTTTGCCAACGCTAAGTCTCCACGACAGACTGCACCTGAATAACGTCCTTCCTCTCTCACGACAGAGGATTGAAGCATCTCTGGAACTTCTTCTTGGTTTACTAATTCCCAGCCTTCCGCCATGCGCTTACCCATGTTCTGAATATCTTCATTACCTTTCAGGGTCATACGCAACCAACGCAACGACATGCCTTGAGATTTAAAACGCTGTCGTACTGTGTCGGGAATATCAAGCCAATTAGGTTCCTCGAAAACTCTTCTTAGAGTCTTTTCTCTTGTAGCTTCTTCTCGTGATGGTTTTTCATTACTTCGTGTCATTGTATATAATCTCCTTCCACGCTAAGTTTAAACACTGGTATATTCGCCGTCAGCTTGTTCAACCTTCAGCTTTTCAGCAGCGTATCTTTCAAGTGGGATTCCCCATTTATTAGCAAGTCTAACATCTTCTTGAGTAAGTTTGATCTTATTCCTGCCATTCGATGAAGTCTTAGGTGTGCGTGATGCACCAGCTACCACTTGAGCAGAATTTGTTGTCGTATCCTGCAACCGGGGTGTATCTTCTTCTTGTTCTACTTGGAAACGAGTAGGATACTTTTGTTGTAACCTACTATCTATCGCCTCATAGAAATCATCATCTGAAGGATCATAGCCTTCATTCTTTAATTCTTGATCAATAGTTAAAGCTGCAGCAGTCAAAATTTGATCTTCTCCAAACCAACCATTTCTTCCTGCCCATTCAATAGCTTTAGGATCGTATTCAGGTGTTCCTGAACCTTCTTTCTGTGCCTGCTGCTGTTGTTCTTGGCTTTGCTCTACTGATCTATTGTATTCTTCCCACGCTTGTTTTCTTTGCTCTACCTGAGACATTTCAGCATAAGTCTTACTTAAATTTTCTTGAGCTTGCAGCATTCCATCTGTGTCTCCAGAATCTGCTGCCTGTTTGTATAGCTGTCTTGCTGTCTCTATGGTAGCTTCAAGTTGACTTTCTTGAGAATTAATATTATGTTTTAAACTTGAAGATAACTGTAAATCTTTTTGTGCTGAACTATTTTTTAGAGCGTCTAACTCTTCTCTTAATTTTTGTACTTCTTCTTCTCTTTCTTTACGTTGTCTAATTAACTGTTTAATTCTTTTTTCTGCACCCTTAGTCTTGATACCTTCAAGTTCTTTAGGTTGCTCTTCTTCTTCCTGTACCTGCTGAACAACTTCTGGTTCTGCAGAATCTTCTATTTCTATTTCTTGTGCAGCAACCTCTACAGCTTGTGCTGGTTCTTCTTGTTCTTGAGGTTCTTCACCTTCAATCTCAATCTCAATCTGTTCTTGCTCTTCGTTTCCTGTTGCGCTCAAATCAACTGAAGCCCAATCATCATCTTGTGTTACATCACTCATTTTCTACCTTTCTTCTATTCCC